TGAGCATTTATATTCAGAAAAGAATGTTAAAGAAACCATAGGAATATTTCAGTCTGTTTTAAGAACCATTGTTGAAGGATGTACAGACGAGAATTTATTATGTGTATTATTAGAGAAACCAATATATTCTGTAAAAAGAAATAATGGTAAAGAAGAAATAACTTATTTGAAAAATGGTTATCATTTGCATTGGCCTTGTGTTTTTTTAAAAAAGACTGATATTGAAGTTCATTTACTTCCTCGAGTAAAAAATATGCTTAAAGAATTAAAAGTTTTTGAAAATCTCGGACTTGAGGATTCAAGTGAACCTTTAGATGATAAGGCTGTTAATGTTCCATGGTTAATTTATGGTAGTCGCAAAGAAGGAATGGAACCTTATTTAATGACAAAGATTTATGATTCAGATTGTGAAGAGATTGATTTCGAAGAAGCATTTAAATACTATCAAATTTTCGATATAAATGAAAATCCAATCAATATTAATGATGGTCATTTAATGAAATATTTACCAAGAATACTTAGTATAAATCCTCATCATAGACAAATAAATGAAGTAAAACATGGAATTATTTCTCCTTTGAAGGAACAACAAAATAATAAAAAATCTAATGATAATAAAACAAAAGAAAAGAAAGTATTACGAGTTTCAGTTCAAGATGATATTAAAATGGCAAGAAAACTTTTACCTTTTCTTTCTCAAGCTAGATGTGAAAATTATGCTGAGTGGATGGAAATTGGGTGGGTTTTATACAATATTGGCGATGGTAGTGATGAGGCGTTGGACTTATGGATTGAATTTTCTGAAAGAGATTCTGAAAAATTCGACGAGGATGTATGTATTCTTGAATGGAGTAAAATGGTTAAAAAGGAATATACAATTGGAACTTTAAAATATTATGTTTCAATTGACAATCCATCTGAATATTTAAAATTCAAATATGAAGAAGGTCAACAATATGTGAAGGATTCTATTCAAGGTTCACATTACGATGTTGCAAAAATATTATATAATGAATTTTGCACTGAGTTTATTTGTGCTTCTATTAGTAATAGAACATGGTATCAATTTGTTAATCACAAATGGGAAGAAATTGAGGAGGGTGTTTTTCTTAGAAATCATATTTCTACTGATATTGTTGAAAAGTATTCATCTTATGGTGGAACATTATTTCAACAACAAGCAGTGTGTGATAAAGCTGAAGAAAAAACTTTTCAAGAAAGAATTAAACAAACTCATAAGATGATTTCAAATTTAAAATCCGCTCCTTATAAATGTAATATTATGAAAGAAGCAGCGGATTTGTTTTATGATAAACATTTTTATAGAAAACTCGATACGAATCCTTATCTTATAGCTTTTCAAAATGGTGTTTATGATTTGAATAAAAATGAGTTTCGTAGTGGAAAACCCGAAGATTATCTGAGTAAAGCAATGCCCATAAATTATCATAATTTTAGTGAAACTGACCCGAGAGTTTTTGCGGTTTATGATTTTCTTGAAAAAGTATTTCCGGATAAATCAGTGAGACAATATTTCTTAGATCAAGCATCTGATATATTTGTTGGTGGTAATCACCAAAAAGTTGTTCTCTTCTGGACTGGTGATGGAGATAATGGAAAATCAGTCACACAAAATATATTTGAAAAAATGTTAGGTGATTATGCAATTAAATTTAGCACGACTTTGTTAACTGGAAAGAAAGTTGCTAATGGTGCAGCAAATCCTGAATTAGCGAGGGCAGGTGGAGGAGTCAGATGGGCTGTTTTAGAAGAACCTGATGGTGATGAAGAAATTAATATTGGATATCTCAAAACTTTATCTGGTGATGATAGTTACTTTGTTCGCGACTTGTTTGAAAAAGGAAAACAAACTAGAGAGATTAAGCCCCTATTCAAGCTTATATTTATTTGTTTGGCTGGAGAAACTAAAGTTTCATTGGCATCAGGGGTTTCTGTGTCATTAAAAAATATGATTAAGAATAAAAGTAAACTTTTATCATGGGACTCTGAAAAAGATGGTTTAATAAATATAAATCAAAATGCTTTTCTTGACAAGGGGATTCAACAGTGTATTACTTTAACTTTATTAGATGGTAGAAAGATAACTTGTACTCCAAATCACAAATTTTTAACTAGTGATAATAATTGGATTGAAGCTAAAGATATCAAGTTGAATTCTACAAAATTAAAGATGGGTGTTGATTATCCTAAAAGTGATGATATATTTAATGATTATGATTATGTTTTGAATGCTGGAGAATTTAACTTTAATCTTAGAAACTTTGAAGATAGAGTTAAAATTGGAGCTTTTTCAAGATTATTAGGATATTCACTAGCTGATGATAACAAGTCTTTTTATATCGAACATCATCAAATCGATTGTGACAATATAAAAAATGATATTTCTTTATTTACTGATAAAAAACAAAGTTTTTCACTATCAGAATTAAAAAAAATCTTTCCAAACTTTTTATTTGATGAAAAATGTCCGGACTTTGTTATTGTCGAATTTATTGCCGGTGCATTCGGTGTTCAAGGATTAATAACAGATAAATATAGTAATTTACAATTATCTGGTTCTAATTCATTGATTATTAAAGAATTACTTGAAAGATTAAATATAAAATCACGAATTTATAATAAAAATAATCTTCTTTATTTGAATATTAGAAATGAAGACTTATTGAAGTTTTGTGATATTATTGGTGCAAGATACAACAGTAGTCTATCACATGATATTACCATTGTTTCAAGTTATTTACTGTATAAGAAAAATAATGAACATAGAGTGCAAATTATGAATATTGATGAGTTTATGATTGAAACATCTATGAATCAGTTCAATATCAAATCTGAAAATTCATTATTGCCTTGTTATGAAATGAGTGTTATAAAATCTGAAAGTGTTGGTGAGAAACAAGTTTATGATTTGAATGTAGATGAACCTTATAGTAATTTTATTGCTGAAGGAATTGTAACTCATAATTGTAACAAACTTCCAAGACTAAAACATGCTGATAAAGCTACTTTTAATCGTGTGAAAGTTATACCTTTCGAATCTACTTTTGTTAGACCTGGTGAACCTTGCCCCGCTACTTATGAGGAACAATTGAGAGAAAAAAGATTTCCAATGGACAGAGAATTCAGTAAAAAAATTCCTGAAATTGTTGAGGCTTTTGCTTGGGTTTTGTTACAACATAGACAGAAAATTACTATTCGTATTGAACCTGAAAAAGTTAGAGCTGCTACTTCTATGTATCAAAAACAAAATGATCGTTACAGACAGTTCATCGAAGAAAAAATTACTGCTGCTAAAGATAGATATTTAGAACTCAATGAACTCAATAATGAATTTAAATTATGGTACAAAGATGCTTTTCCTGGTTCATCATCATCTATACCAGATAAAAATGAAATTAAAGAATACTTTATTAAAATTTGGGGTGATTTAGACAAGGGATTTAGATGGAAGGGTTATAAAATTAAGGAAATGAAAGACTTAATGGACAATGGAGAAGCTTGTGAAGTTGAATTTGGAGATGAAAATAATGGTGACGATGGTGTATTTGAAATAGACTTCGATGAAAGTGACTATCAAAATTCAAATATTCCAGATATGTAATTTTTAAGTTAAATAAAAAAATTGATTTTTTTATTATTATATTTTTTATAATAATAAACAATTAAAAATGGTCTATTCAAGAATTATCGGTCTTATAACTTCTTTATTTTATATTTCAAGTGATAAAGGTAACTTGAGGAAATCCACTACTTTTGATGTGGTGATAGCTAAGGATTACATTCCAAAAAATCAAAAAGATACTTTCTTTATATCATACAAGAATAATCTAAGAAAAGATTTGAAATATAAAGATGGAAAATTTGATGAATTCTTTGATAACTAAATTATTATTTCACAGAAGTTATGATGTAATACTTTTTTTTTTAGAATAAAGAATTTTTCTTAGTTTGAATTCAGTCATTCCTGTTTTTTTTGTTACTATATTACCGTATTCGGGATATTTTTCTTTGAGTTTTTTTGATGCTTCAAGCATTGGTTTTAATCTTTCATTAAAAGTGCCGAGACCTCCTGATTTTCCATAATATTTTGTAACAAAACCAATCTTATTAAACCGTAATACTATACCATCATTTATAAAATATTTAATAGTACGTTCAACATCTTCCTTTTGACCATTTTCTCTTGTAATAGTCAATCTTATGGATTTTAAATTTGGTCTATTTATAACTCCATAAAAAGCTCCCACTATATATGTCAACCAATCAGATATTTCAGGTCTATCTTTTCTAAAAAATGGATTGAATACAGGATAAACTCCCCATATATATGAATTTTCCTCCATGCATTTTTTAAAAGCATATTTCAAGAAATAATTAAGTGTTTTATTTTTAAATATATGAGATAATGATAAATCAATAGATTCAACATCGTCATCGAAAAAAACTATTTGTTTATTTAAGGGCCAATCTTCAGATATAAACTGTCTTTGTTTTACCAAACCTTTAACTCCTATTTTGATTTTGTTATACAAGTTTTTATCTAATTTATTGCAATATTCATCGTATTCTTTTTTGTTTGCAACATAAACATAGATATTTCTTTTTGGTATTTTGTTATCTTTTAGCATTTTTAAAGTTTTTTCATTTAATAATTCTGCTCTTTTATAACTAGGAATGCAAATCACATAATTTGTTTTGTTGTTTGACATTTTTTTATTTTATATGTAAATTATAATTTTAAAAAAAATGATTTTTTAGTAAATCTAATCAATGTCATCAAACTCAAATACATTTGTTGTAAGACAAAATCATTCTAAAGTTGCTTACAAATACGATAATTGTCTTTTACACATGAAGCGTATTGCAGATTAAAAATACAACCTACAGAGAATTATAGGGAAACCGTGAAAGTCGGTATTACAAACGAATTGAATGTTTAGTTACCTTTAAGGTAAATAACACAAGATCAAGAATTGATCTTAATTTAATATCAAGTTTAATTACAGATGTACCATTCTTGAAAATTCTACTTTAATATATATTAAAAATTAATTTAGTTTTTGAAAAACCCATATATCTCTAAACTTTTTGCGTTGAAATCCTTCACATCCAATTTTATAAATAAGTTTCAGATCACAAAACTCAGAAACTTCTTTTTCTAAAAAAAAATTTAATTTTTCCTGCACTTGTATCCGAAATATGAATACAAACATGACCAGTTTGTCCTAAATTGATTGATATTTTGATTTTCAGTAGATAAACGTGATATAACAATTAAAAAAAAAAAATTATATTTTGTTTATATAAAAAAATAACAAATATGGACAAAAAAATATCCAACGACCCCAAAAAATCAGATGGCGTTAGATCTCGAAATCCATGTATACACGATATTTGTCATGAACGTGATAATTGCATACATTGCCAATGCAATGAAGGACCGTCTTGTCACGAACACAAGTATTGTACTAACGACGCTTATTACACTGATACCAATCGCAGAAGAATATGCAATATATGTATGTATAAACATAGAAACAAATATAAAGAAGCTATAAAAGCAAAAAAAGAAGCTATAAAAGCAAACAAAGAACAATATAAAAGACAATATCAAAGAG